TCTGCAAGAAGATCTCTTAATATCTTATTTCAAGAATGGGGTAATAGAGGTATTCACTATTGGGAAATAGATGAACTCGATTTAGATTTAATTGAAGGTCAAGCAGAATATGATTTTTTTAGATCAAGTGATGATGGCACAAGTGCTACATCAAATCCAAATGGTGTATACGGAATATCCGATGTTCTTGAAGCACAATTAAGAAGCAATAGAACTCAAACAACTCAATCAGATAGTCCTATGACAAAAGTTGATAGATCAACTTATGCAGGATTTTCAAACAAATTATCAAAAGGTACGCCTAATCAATATTGGGTTGAAAGATTTATTGATAAAGTTAGAGTTCACGTTTATCCAACACCAGATTCAACAAATGCATCTAAGGATATGCATTTCTATTATATAAAAAGAATTCAAGATGTAGGTGATTATACAAATGCAACTGATGTGCCATTTAGATTTGTTCCTTGTATGACAGCTGGATTATCTTTTTATCTTGCACAAAAGTATCAACCACAACTTACACAACAAATGAAATTGTATTATGAAGATGAATTAGCTAGAGCATTAGCAGAAGATGGTTCAGCTTCTAGCACATATATAACACCAAAAGCATACTATCCAGGAGCATAATGGCAAAATACGCAACAGGTAAATACGCAAAAGCAATATCAGATAGATCTGGTATGGAATTTCCGTACAATGAAATGGTTAGAGAATGGAATGGATCTTTCGTGCATGTATCTGAGTTTGAACCAAAGCAACCACAATTAGAACCAAAACCAATGAACGGTGATTCTATATCTTTAAGAAATGTAAGACCGGATAGAACAGAAACAGCTGTTCCTAATCTTTTACCCTCAAATCCTTTTACAATTACTAATGGCTCAACTACTGTTACAGTTGATGAACCAGATCATGGTCGATCTACTAGTGATACTGTCAGATTTAGAGATGCTTCAAATGTTGCAAATTTACCAGCAGCAACAATAAATGCATCAGGAGGGTATACAATCACTAAAGTTAGTGATAATAAATATACTTTTAGTTCTGGAGTTACGGCTTCAATAACATTAAAAGGAGGAGGTGACATAGCTTCAGCAGGGCCAGTCACAGTTACAGCATGATAAATAAAATTTGGAATTGGATTAAAAATAAATTTAAATCAGAAAAACAAGATCCACACCTTGTTTTATATGAAGAAGTAGAACAACCTAAACCAACACATTGTCAAGGACATTTAAGATTTAGAAAATCTTGTCCTAGATGTCAGGAGCTAGTAGCATAATGGCTGGATTAAGTGCATCAGGGTTAAAGACACAAATAAGAAGTTATACTGAAACAGACTCTAATGTTTTATCCGACTCTGTTTTAGAAAATATAATTTTAAATGCACAGTATAGAATTTTTAGAGATGTTCCTATTGATGCAGATAGAAAACAGCAATTAGGTAATTTTGCGGCAGGGCAAGAATCTATAAATGCTCCAGCAGGATGCGTGTTCGTTAGAGGTATACAAGTTTATGATACAAACGGATCAGCCATTACAGGAGCTAACAGATGGTTAGAAAAGAAAGATGTAACGTATCTTCAAGAGTATCAAGATGTTACAGGGACATCAGCAGCACAAGGTCAACCTAAATACTATGCTATGTTTGGTGGTGCTACAGGAGAATCTGATACCACATCTGGTAGAATATTTGTGGCTCCCACACCAAATACAACTTATAGATTTAGAATTCATTTTAATGCAGCGCCAGCATTATTAGAGGGAGATGGCACTAATTATATTAGTCTCAACTTTCCAAATGGTCTTTTATATTGCTGTCTATCAGAGGCATATGGCTTTTTAAAAGGTCCAATAGATATGTTGACACTTTACGAAAATAAATATAAACAAGAAGTACAGAAGTTTGCTAACGAGCAAGTTGGTAGAAGACGAAGAGATGACTACACAGATGGCGCTGTTCGTATTCCGGTAACTTCAGCAAACCCGTAGGAGACTAAATTATGGCAATATCATCAGCAATATGTTCAAGCTTTAAACAAGAGCTTTTACAAGGAAAACACAGTTTTGAATCTTCAGGTGGACACACTTTTAAATTAGCATTGTTTGATAGTGATGCAAACTTAGGAGCAGCTACTACAGATTATTCAACATCAGAGGAAATTACAAATACGTCAGGCTCTGCATATTCTGCAGGTGGAGCTACTTTAACAAACTCTGGTGTATCATTATCTTCAACGACTGCCTTTACAGATTTTTCAGATGTAACTTATACATCTGCATCTTTCACTGCAAACGGTGCTATGATATATAATACCACAACAGACGGTGGTTCAGGCACAACAGATGCTGTAGCAATTATAGCTTTTGGTGGTGACAAGACAGCTAGTAATGGAACTTTTAAAATAGAATTTCCAACAGCAGACGCAAGTAGCGCAATAATCAGATTAGCATAGGAGGCCGACCATGTCGGTAAGTTCAGGATGGGGCAGGTTTTCCTGGGGCCAAGCTAATTGGAATGCGGACGTAACTTTAAAAACAGGTTGGGGTGCAAAGTCTTGGGGTGAAGATGAGTGGGGTGAATTAAAAGACGCCGTTGCTCAACCATCTGGTCTTTCTATAACATCTAGTTTAGGATCACCAACAGTTCCAGACATTATTGTAGGTTTAACAGGACAATCAATTACATCTTCGCAAGGTACAGCTTTTAATCCTGTAGTTGTATCAGGTATATCTGCATCATTTTCTGTTGGATCTATAACTCCAAGAGATCAAACACAAGGTTTAAGTTCTAGCGCTATAACAGCTTCTGTTGGTGTAATAACACCAAATGACATGACCCTTGGTATAACTGGTCAGTCAATGACTTTGTCACAAGGGACAGCTTTTGCACCAAACGAAACAGTATTACCATCTGGTTTATCTATAACTTCAGCTCAAGGTACAGCTCAAGGTATTTCCTCACAAGAAGCAACATTAACAGGTCAATCAATAACATCTAGTCTAGGAACTGTTACAATACCAAATGATACAGTATTAATATCAGGTATATCAGCAACATTTTCTTTAGGTTCTATTGTTGGATTAGGAGGAGCTTTAGCTCAACCAACAGGTCAATCAGCTACAACATCTGTTGGATCTTTAACAATAGAAGAAGGATTAGGATTAACTGGCCAATCTTTTAGCGCGAGTGTTGGAGCAATATCTTTAGCAGATATACAAATTGGATTAACTGGTCAATCAATAACTTCTAGTGTAGGAACTCCATTTATCTTTGCATATGGAGATGTTGACACTGGCTCAAATACGTCATATACTAATGTTTCAACGGGTTCGAATTCTTCATATTCGGATGTTGCAACTGGATCAAATACAAGTTATAACGATGTAGCAGCGTAGGAGAATTTTTTTATGGCATCAACATACACACCTTTAGGGGTAGAACTTCAAGCAACTGGTGAAAACGCCGGTACATGGGGAACAAAAACTAATACAAATTTACAAATAGTAGAACAGATTTCTGGTGGATACACAACAGTAAATTTTGGAAGTGATGCAGATGTTACTTTATCTGTATCAGATGGATCAACAGGTGCAGCTCTTGCTCACAGAGTTTTAGAATTTACCTCATCTGGATCTCTAACAGCTACTAGAAATTGCACTATTCCTCTTGATGTGCAAAATTTTTATATTTTAAAAAATTCAACAACAGGTTCTCAAACAATTACATTTAAATATGCTTCTGGATCAGGGAGTAGTGTTAATGTTTTAAATGGTAAAACAGTCATAGCATATGCAAAAGCTGATGATGGCACAAATCCAAACATAGCGTCTGTATCTTTATCAAGTGATCTTGTTGATGATACATCACCACAATTAGGTGGCGATCTGGATACAAACGATTTTAATATTGCGTTTGACGATGCGCATGGAATTAACGATGAAAATGGAAACGAACAAATAGTATTTCAAACAACTTCATCTGCAGTAAACCAATTAGATATAACAAATGCTGCAACAGGTAATGCACCATCTATTCAAGCAACAGGTGGTGACTCTAATATAAATTTAAAAGTTGGACCTAAAGGAACAGGTCTTATAGAAGTTCTTGGTGCAACAAACCCAGGTTCAATTCAGCTTAATTGTGAGTCTAATTCCCACGGGATTAAACTTACGTCACCCCCACATAGCTCTGGGCAGAGCTATGAGTTAAAATTTCCTACTGGAAATGTAACAGCAGACAGATTTTTAAAAGTAGCATCAGTATCTGGTTCAGGCACAACAGGTGTTGGACAGTTATCATTTGCTGAAGTATCAGGAGGAACCTCTTGGCAAGCAGTTAAAACCTCTGGTTTTACAGCAGTAGCTGGTGAAGGTTATTTTATTAATACAACAGCTGGTGCAATAGAAATGGATTTACCTGCGGGAAACATAGGTGATGAAATATCATTTATAGATTATGCAGGAACATTTGATACTAACGCATTAACAATTGATCAAAACGGAACAGAAAAAATTGCAGGATCAACTGATCCTTTGACAGTATCAACAGAAAGAGCAGCGAATACTTTAGTTTATGTAGATAGCACACAAGGTTGGCTCTTAAAGAATAATTAAGGAGATACATGGCTGCTTATAAAGATCTAATAGGGCAGAAGATTACGAAAGTAACTTCAAACCCTGGTGAACCTAAAACAGGTCAGATGTGGTATAACTCCACTGCTGGAAAAATTAGAGCTTTAGCTATAGCTGAAGCATGGGCTAGCACTGCACCTTTAATAGAAGCTAGATCAAGTGGAGCAGGTTTTGGAGTTTCAACAGCTGCAGTTTATGCAGGTGGTCAACAACCTCCTGGACCTGGAGCGGCTAATACTTTTGAATACAATGGTAGTGGATGGTCTACTGGTGGTTCTTTAAATACAGCTAGAATGGAATTAGGAGGAACCACTGCGGGAATAGAAACAGCAGGTTTATGTTTTGGTGGAAATACTGCTCCTGGTTGGAATGGTACAGCTGCCACTGAAGAATATAATGGAACAGCGTGGACAAGTGTCAATAATATGGCAACTACTGTTTCCTCTATGGGTGGAAGTGGAATTCAAACTGCCGCTTTTTCTGCTGGAGGTAGAACTCCATCTAATACAAATAATTCTCAAGAATATGATGGCACAGATTGGTCAAACGGAAATAATATTAATACAACCAGACAATTTTTAGCCGGTATGGGAACTCAAACCGCTGGAATAATAGCAGGTGGTGAGTCACCTAGTGGTGGTACAAATTCTGCTGAAACATATGATGGAACAAACTTTACAGCTGCTCCTAATATGGGTACAGCTAGATATAGACTTTCTGGTTCTGGATCAGACTCTACTGCTTGTTTAGTTTTTGGAGGAAGATTTAATCCTCCTGCAGCAGACAAAGCTCAAACAGAATCTTTTGATGGAACCTCTTGGACAGAAAAAGCAGATTTAGCAACAGCTAGACAACAGTTAAGTGGTAACAGAGGAACTAGTTCTTCAGCTATAGCTGCGGGTGGTTTACCTCCTCCAGCATCACAAACAACTGACACAGAAGAATTTACCAGATCAACAAACACAATAACCGCTGCAGCATGGTCATCCAGCGGAGCTATTCCTATACCAGTTAGAGGTGGTGCTTCTGGTGGAACAAAAACAGCAGCATGGTTAACTGGAGGATTAGGCCCTGGTGGTCCATCTGACAAAGACAATACATATTTATATGATGGTTCTGCTTGGACTGCTGGAAATGATCTTCCAAATAATTATTTTATAGGAGGTGGTACAGGTCCTGCAACAGCAGGATTAGTATGGGATGGTATGACTTCAGGTGGTGGACCAGGGACAACGACTTATGAATTTGATGGAACTAATTGGACATCAGCTAGCACTTTTCCAGCTATTGGTCCTGGTGGATCTCAAGGATCTACTGGAGCAGGTGTTGGACAAACAGCGGCTGTAGCGTTAGGTGGAGTTGGAGATCCGCCTCCAGCGCAATCAAGTAGAATGATAGCCTACGATGGATCATCGTGGTCAGCAGATGAATCTATGCCAGCAGGAGTGTCAGGTTGTGCTGCAGATGGACCAAATACTGCAATATGGATTGCAGGAGGTTATAGTAATCCAGATACAACATCTACGTCTTCACAAGAATATGATGGTTCAAGTTGGACAACTACTGGTAGTTTAGTTAGTGCAGCTCCACAAGGATTACAGTTTCAAGGATGGGGACCACAAACAAGTGCAATACTCGCTGGTGGGTCAAGTGGCGGCGCTCCTAATAATCACAATTGTCAACAATATAATGGAACAATTTGGGCTACTGCTGCCTCTTTAGCCACAGGTAGAAATAACCACGCTTTTTGTTCAAAAACAGCTGGAACAAAAGAAGGGTTTGTTGCTGGAGGTTATGAAGATTCCGGTAATACAAATGCAACAGAAGAATTTACAGATGAAACATCAACTGGTAATGTAGCAGATTTTACAACGAGTTAATTATGAGCACATATAGAAAAATACATGGACGATCAATTCAGGCAGTAACAACTGATCCAAGCGAATCAGTTGCCGAAGGTCAGGTTTGGTACAACACAACTAGTGATACTTTTAAAAGTGTGTTGGTTACCGAAGCATGGGCTAGTACTTCACCTTTAATTCAATCAAGAGATTCTGCAGGTGGAGCTGGAACACAAACAGCAGCTATGATTTTTGGTGGAAGAAATGAAGTAGATGGAGGTCCTACAGGTGGACCTAATGCACAATATAATCTTACAGAAGAATATAATGGAAGTGGTTACTCTGCAGGTGGAGCTTTAGTTCAAGGTCGACAAGCTATGGCAGGAGCTGGGACTCAAACAGCTGGTTTAGGAGTTGGTGGTTACCATCCTCCCTCACCTGGACCAAAAAGTTTAGTAGAAGAATATGACGGATCAAGTTGGTCCGAAGTAACAAATCAACCAACTGCAACATTTGGACAAGGTTCAGCTGGAACTCAAACATCAGCTGTAGTTTTTGGTGGTAGAGGAGGACCTGGAAGCACTTGGACCAACGCCACTTATGAATATGATGGTTCAAGTTGGACAACAGGTGGAGCTATGGGAACTGCAAGAGTTTTAAAAGGAGCCGCAACAGGAACTCAAACAGCAGCGCTTGCTGTTGGTGGTGATTTAACTCCCCCTGGTGGTGCAACTAATAAAGTTGAAGAATATGATGGAACTTCTTTCAGTGAAGTAAATGCTGCTCCTGCAAATATTCAAGTTAATATGGTTTCAGGTATTCAAACTTCAGCTTTAAGTTTTGGTGGTAATATTTCTCCATACACTACTCAAACTTTTAAATATGATGGAACAAACTTTACGGCTTCAGCAGCTATGGGATCATCTGCAAGTGGACAAAATACTTTAAAAACTGCACCTGATAACTCAACAGGTTTATCAATGGGTGGTTATGGAACAAGTTCATACATAAATACTTCACAAGAATTCACAACATCAATAAACGTCATTACAGCTGGAGCATGGGCATCTGGTGGTAACTTAAACACGGCTAGATATAGTTTACAAGGTTTTGGTGCAACACATGATGCAGCAGTTGCTTTTACAGGAAGAGACACACCTATCTATAATGCAACCGAAGAATATAATGGTAGCACATGGACTTCTGTAAATAATTATCCTCAAAGTGTAAATGATGCTGCAGGGTGTGGAGTTTTAACTGCAGGTTTAGGACTTGGTGGTTTATATCCACCTAATCTTTCAACTTTTCCAACTACTGGTAGAGTCACGGCTGAGTATGATGGAACTAATTGGACAAGCGGTGGTTCTTACACTTATAATGCATGGGGAGCAGGAATGGCTGGAACACAAACAGCAGCAATTGCTAGTGGTGGTCACAACTATCCAATGCCTCCAGGAAACAGAAATGATTCTGCAGAGTATGATGGTTCATCTTGGACAGCTGGAAATAACATGTCTCAAGTTAGAGGAATATTTGCGGCAGGTGGATCACAAACTGCAAGTTTTGCTTGTGGAGGAAGAAGTTCACCTGGAGTTGAAGATCCTACAAATGCTTGTGAAGAATACGATGGAACTAATTGGACAAGCGGTGGAAACTATATAGTGGCTGTAAAGGAAAATTCAGCAGGAGGAGGACCTCAAACTGCTGGTTATGTAGCAGGAGGGGCTGCACCTTCGGCAACGGCTATTTGTGGATTTTACGATGGAACAGCATGGTCAACTGCTCCAAACTTACCAGGGGCTCAACAACTAAATGCTTCAACAACTAACAATACAAGTAATTCAGGTGCAATGTCTTTTGGTGGAGGAACTGATAAGGATGCAACTTACGAATTTACAGCTGAAACAACATCTGTGAATGTTAAAACTTTGACTCAGAGTTAAACTATGATATACAAACTTTAAAAGGAGGAAGACTATGGCACACTTTATATATGGAGTAGCTGAAAACACAGGCAAAGGATTTTTTACTGCAGAAGACAGAAGAAAATTTTTCCTTAGAGGTTATCCTGCAAACGTCTGGATGGTTGGTAACAACGTTGACGGCGCTATGTGGTTAGCTGAAAAAGGAGCTCGTGAAAAAACAAAAGCCGAAGCACAAGCTTTAATAGATGCAGAAGTAACTGCAGCTCAAGAAGCGTGGGATGCTCAGTCTGATGAAGAAAAAGCTACAGCACCAAGTAGACCAGTAGATGTAATATTGCCATAAGGATTTTCTAAATGGCAACTTACGAAGAAATATACGGTAAGAGAGTAAAAGAATTTGACTCTGACCCCACGCTAGAATCTAGTTATGAGGGACAGGTTTGGTACGACAAATCTACAGGTGTTTTAAAATCTGTTGTATCTTTTAGTTCATGGTCTACAGCCCCTGCTACAAATGTTGGAGCAACTCAAAGAGAAGCAGCATCTCCTTTATCTAATGCTGATGCAGCCATATTAGCAGGTGGTTACAAATCAGGTGATCTTCAATCCACAGAAACATGGAATGGACTTGGTTTTTCTGTTTCACCAAATTTAGGCACTGCAAGAAGAGCTTTTGGATCTTCTTCTCAAACAGCAACAGCTTCTGTAGTATTTGGTGGTAACCCAACAATGGCACACACTGAAGAATGGAACGGATCCTCATGGTCAGAACAAAGTAATTTAGCTACTGCTAGACAGTATCTAGCAGGTTTTGGAAGTCAAACATCAGCAGTTGCTGCTGGTGGTTATACACCTTCAACAAATACTGGAAGAACTCTTGTTGAAGAATACGATGGAACTAGTTGGACTTCTGGTGGAGCCCTACCTGCTGCCACATTTGGTGCAAAAGGACAAGGCGCTAGTGAAACCGCTGGTTTTGTGGTTTACCCTGCACCATCTCCAAGTAAATCCTATGATGGTTCATCGTGGACAGATACTGGAAGTTTAAATACTGCAAGAGGTGGAGTTGGTTTATCAGGAACAGTTTCAGACGGATTAGCATTTGGAGGTAGCACACCTCCTCCAGCAGCATCTACTAATACAGAAAATTATAATGGAACCTCTTGGTCTAATAACCCTGCAACTTTAGCAACAGCTAGAGTTTCAAATGGTTCAGGATTTGGTGCAGGAACAAATGCACTTGCTTGTGCTGGTGGTGTTAGTCCATACCCAGCTATTGCATCAGAAGAGTTTAGCACATCAATTAATACAACTACTGGAGCAGCATGGGCTAGTAGTGGTGCTTTAAATACTGCTAGATGGGGTGGTTCTACAATGGGATCACAAACTGCAGGTTTATTTGCAGGAGGTGCTACACCTTCAACAAAATTAAATAATTCTGAAGAGTATGATGGAAGTTCTTGGACAGCAGGTAATAACTTAAACACAGCAAGAGGTTTGATGGCCGCTGGTGGAAATTCTACACAAACAGCAGGCTTATGTTTTGGTGGTACAACTACAACGGGTCCAGATAATCCAGGTGTTACAAATGCAACTGAAGAATATGATGGAACTTCTTGGACATCTGTAAATAATATGAATTATTCAGTTAGAAATTTTGGTGGTGCTGGAACACAAACAAACGCTGTTGCAGCTGGTGGTAACCCTGGACCATCTCAATATAATTCAACTACTGGAGAATACGATGGAACTGATTGGACAGCAGGAACGTCTTTACCTACAGCATTACAAGATAATCAAGGTATGACAGGAGCTAGTCAAAGTGCAGCTTTTTTTGTTGGAGGAGAAGGTCCCCCAGGTTCACGAAGAACAGATACTTTAGAATATGATGGAACTAACTGGACAGCTGGTGGTTCTATAGATACTGGTGTAATGCAAAATGGAGCGTCAGGAACTTTAACAGCTGGTTTAACTTTTGGAGGGACAACAGGTTCCGCAGTAACTACAACTTTAGGTTATGATGGAACATCGTGGTCTACTAGACCATCAATGGCTACAGCAAGACAATATGCACATGGGGCTGGGACGAATGTTGCAACTTTTGTTGCAGGAGGTTTAGGACCTCCAGGAGGAGCTATTACTACCACAGAAGATTTTACAGGTGCAACAGAAACAGTTACAGCTTCAACATTGACATCTAGTTAATAAAGTATATATTAACTAACGAAAGGATTATTATGACAGAAAAAAGAAATATACATGCACTTATAGAAAAAGAAGCACCAAGTTTAA